GATGCAGTTGCTTTGCCTACCGCTAATTCTTTTTCATAGTGTTTGCGTAGCGTCACATCAGATATGCCAAGTAATGCAGCTATTTGCAGTTGAGGCAATCCTAACCCTGAAGCACTTAATACTTGCTCTTTAGTCTTCTCTGTAGGTGTATGTTCTAGCATCTTTTTTATTGACCCAAAGTGTTTTAAATAATGTGTATGTAATCAAACGCTTACAAGTTTAGTTAAAGTAAACTCTAATTGCACCACATTTAGCTTATTCTTATTGCTTAAAGTATCTAATTTATCCTGTGCTTTAGCCCTATGTGTAAATATACCCTCATCTAGTGGTGATTGATCGTGGCTGAATACAATAAACCATCTTTTATAGGTCATTTTGTATTAACTCGGCTTTCTTGCCTGTGAAATCTTCCCATCTTTTGACTATTACGTCACAATATTTAGGGTCTAGTTCCATTAATCTTGATTGTCTACCTACCTTTTCGCACGCAATCATAGTTGATCCGCTTCCACCAAACAAATCTAATACAATGTCCATGCCTTTGGTGTTATTTAATATTTGATATTCCATAAGCTCTACAGGCTTCATAGTAGGATGAATGTCATTAATTCTAGGCTTTTTACAATGAATTATTGTGGTTTGTTTACGGTCTGCTGCCCATAAATGCGCTGCGCCTTCTTTCCATCCATATAAACACGGTTCATGCTTCCAATGATAATCTTGCCTTCCCATAACCATTGAGTCTTTTTGCCATATTAAAGTTTGACGGACTTTCCAATTGGCATCTCGACAAGCGCCTCTAAAGTTATATCCTTCTGAATCAGCGTGCCATATATAAAACACTGCGCCAGGCTTCATAACCGTATCGGCAGCAACAAATGCATCTCTTAAAAATTGTCTAAATTGTTCATCGCCCATTGAGTCGTTCATAATGGTAAGTTTATCTTTGGTAGCGCCTTCGTAATTGACGTTATAAGGAGGATCGGTTACTAATATATCAACAAGACCATCTGTTAATTGCTCAACTTGTTCAATGCTGCAACTATCGCCACACATAAGCCTGTGGTTACCTAGTTGGTATATATCGCCTAACTTTGTTTTTGGTTCAATTGGCGTTTCAGGAATGGCATCCTCGTCGGTTAATCCAGCCACTTGTTCAGGAAGTAATAGGTTAGCAAGCTCATCGGCATTAAAACCTGTAAGGTTTAAGTCAAAGCCCAAGTCTTGTAGGTCTTTTAGCTCAATAGCTAATAGGTTTGAATCCCAATCGGAGTTTAATGCTAGTTTATTGTCCGCAATGATTAGTGCTTTGCGTTGTTCTTTAGATAAATGTGCTAACTCAATGACAGGAACTTCAGTCATGTTTAACTTTTTAGCCGCCATAATGCGACCATGGCCTGCAATAATTCCATTATCACCATCAACTAATATAGGATTAGTCCATCCGAACTCTTTAATCGAAGCCGCTATTTGCGTAACTTGATCGTCTGAATGCTTCCTAGAGTTGTTAATATACGGAATTAGCTCCGATAACTGACGTTTTTCAATCTGCATTTGGAGCAGGCTCGTCTGTCTTAACTTCCTCTTTAGCTTTAACCGCTTCTTGCTCGGCTGCTATTTGTGGAATAGCTTGAGTTTTAATCTTGACTACGATTTGCTCTGCTACTTCCATTGGTAATTTGTATAGACCTGCTACTACTAATTCTGCTTCTTTGATTTCAAGTTCCAACTTAATGGCCATGATATGCTCCTTGGTTAATTGAGGGATTATTCTATTCTGTTTCTTCTATAAAAGCTACGTCTTGCCATGACATGATAAGAAACTTCTCACCGTTATCCATGACAGGTTGAAATTTAAGATATTCGTCTTTACCCATAGTTCCAAATCTGATCTTATCACCTATTTTAACATGAACAGGCTCATACTTGCCTTCTTTGATCTTTTTGCCAGGCCCAACTGCTACGACTACGCCTGTATTGTATTCTTCATGGTATATAAAGCCAGGGATAGTTGACTTGGCTTCACGTTCAATAGGTTTTACTAAAATCTTGTCTGCAAAGGGTCTTATCATTTCTTAATCCTTTTAGGTTTGGTTTCAATTTGTATAAGTTTAGATTCTAATAGATTATTAATAATGGGTTCATCCATCACTTCGTCTTTAGTTCTTGCTACGTTAGCAAATATAAATTCACCGCACCATTCGCTAGGCGCTTTAGTAAGGAATTGTGGGTATCTATGACAAGAACCAAGTTGACCGCCTGTAATAAAGAATTTACAAGCTATGCAACTATCTGTAGAATTTGATGTAGCCATTTAATAAACCTCCATTATTACTTGGTTAGAACTCCCAATCAGTCTAGGGCTGGTTGGGTTTTCGTTTTATTACTTTTCTGATTTATCTTCTGAAGCGTAAGAACCTCTTTTATGGTCGTAGCAAATTTTTTCTGAACTACCACCTTTAAATTGCTTATCAGCACCTGTAGCATCCATTTTACCCATACCAACGCCACCTTTTACACCAAGCTTTTGTTGACCTGAAGCGTCTGAAGCTGTTGCACCTGCTGGTAATTTTTCTTTATTGTAATAGCCCATTTTTATTTCCTTTTTAATTAATCTAATTTTTCGCCAACTTTTGTTACTTTGTAATTACCGCCTACCTTATCTATTGCATTACCTTTATTTGCGTATTCTTCTGCTTTGCTTCTATCAGTAAATGCTTTTGATGAATCATGAGCTTTGCCTGAATTGTCATGATAAGTAACTCTGTGATGTTCATATACATTTGATTCAGAAGCTCCGCCTTTGTGTTCACCCAAGCGGCCATCGTGAAGCCCATAATGATTTTCTCTTGATACCAAATTGCTTTTGTTAATTCTTTCTGACGCTTTTTCTGCTCCAGCATATCTTTTAGAAGCTAAAGACTCTAATTCTTTGCGCTCTTTATGATATTTTTCATGTGATGCATCCATTTCCGCATCCATTCCAGCTTGAAATGCTTTTTGAGCGTAAGAACTTAAAGTTGATTTTTTCATAACACGATTCCTAGTTGGTATTAGAATTATAAGCCTTTATTTTATCAGAAAACAACCCTTTTATAGCTTTTATTTCATTAATTGTCAATTTTATTGTGTCGTTATCAGATTCGAGTGTTTCAACAGCGTGTATTCCAATTTTTCTAATAAGTCCGTGTCTGTATCGGATGAGATTACCAGATAAATGGGTGTTACAGGCCGAGCATTGTCGGTGACAGTTAAGCTCGTTAAATCGAAGGTGTCCTGCACTTCCAATGCTTCTGTAATGGCCTGCATGATATGCGTAGGCACTCTTTGACCCACAACTAATACAACCGTCATCTTGATCCCTTAACCTAATATATTTATTAAATGTTACTTGTGTGTCTTTTAACCAATCGGATCGGCTTTTTAGTTTTAACTTTGCTTCTTTAACTTCTTTTTTGACAGTTTTAATTCTTTTGTCTTTAGCTAACTTTAATGCACATTCAAACCCACATACTTGTTGTAGTGGTTTGTTTGGCGTGAATTCTACTTTACAAACCTTACACTTCTTGGGCTTGATCGGTTTCACTAAATCTTACTCCTAAATCTGCACCATAAGCGTATATACTTTCTATATACAAATTAAATCCATGCTTGGTTAATTTTTGAGTTGATCCAATTAATATTCTTTTGCCATCAGGCGTTTCTTCGTATTTTTTATAACCATCTTTAACTTGTGCAGGATCAGGAAAATCAGGTAAGAATTTTTCTTTAAAATATTCATGCCATATTAAAGCTGAATATTGTTTGCCATGAACCCATGCTTGACTAGCTATGTCATTTAATGGCCCAGCCCACATTAAAGCGTTAGCGCTTAATGATCTGCCTTTTTGTTCTTCACGAATAATAACTTCAAGTGGCCGTTCTGTATCTATTGGTGCATTTTGTATTGCGCTTATGGCTGTATCGGCTTGCAGCTTTCCTACAAGTCTAATAACTTTAGGTAAGTAATCTGTTCTCATGGTGTCGTTTCTCGTAATCATTGCGACAATCTATATCGCAAAAACGTTTAATAGAAGGTGATTGACAATTTAGACAAGAGCCGTTTGATTCAATAGGTTTTTGATGCGCTCTAATATTTTTAATAGCTTCATCCCTATCGTGTTGTTCTAAATCGCTGGCTCTGTCAAAATCATCTTGCATAGTTAAAAAGGAATGTCTGATTCCATGTCATCAAAGTTAGCTGGTGTAGATGTTTTAGCAACTTCTTTAGCTTCATCAC